TAGCTTGTGGGTGGAGCGCGATTGATCCACCACCCACGAGTCCCGCAACGCCCGCCGCTGTGCGGGCTTTTTTATGCCCGCAACCGGAGCAACCATCATGCCGCAGCCCAAGGGGATTAAGACCCAGAAATCCGGCCTGTACTTTCCCACGGCCGCCGACGAAGTCAGCAAGCTACTCGCGATCACCGACTGGAACGGCCTTGGCGGCCAGAAGGGCGAGATCGATGCCACCAACATGGACTCCGACGCCAAGGAGTTTTTCACCGGCCTGGAAGACAGCGGCACCTTCTCGCTGAACATCAACTTTGACCCGCGCGAGATCAGCCAGCAGGACCTGTGGGCTCTGAAGGACTCGGGCGATGTCGTGCCCTGGTATCTCGGTCTGTCCGATGGCGTCACTGCGCCCACCCTGGTTGACGACGTGATGACCGCCCCGGCGGCCCGCACCGGCTTCGTCTTCGACGCCAGCGTGCAGCAGCTCACGCTGAGCGCTGCGTCCGACAACATCGTCAAGGGTGCGATCACCCTGCGCATCTCTGGCCGCGTCGTCCCGACCTGGAAGGCCTAACCATCCCGGCGCCGGTTCGCCGGCGCCTTCTCCCCGAAGGAAACCCCATGAGCTTCCGCACCGACATTGCCGACTTCCTCGGCCCCGAGATCATCGCCCGCGACGTCGAGTACAAGGGCAAAACCCGCACGTTCCACTTCAAGGATATCGGCGGCGACGATGCCGAGAAGCTGTTCGCGACCCGCCTTGGTGACAAGTCCAAGGGCGGCTTCCGCTCGCGCGTGATCGCCAAGGTCGTCTGCCTGGACGATGGTCGGCCGGCCTTCACGCTCGAAGAGGCTGCCAGCCTGCCGAACGAGTTCCAGAACGTCCTCGTGAACCATCATTGCTTCCCGGTGCTCGGCATCAAGACGGAAGGAGAGAAGGGCGATGCGCCCGCCGTTGATCCCGAAGAAGAAGCGGGAAACGTGCCCTCGGCGTAAATCGCATCTGGTGGGCCCTGTTCGCCCGGACGGGCATACCGCCCCGGGCCGCCAGGCGCATGCTCTCGCGCCGTGAGCAGATGGAGTTCGCCGCCTACGTGCGGCGCTACCCGATCGACGACGAGAGCAACTTCCACGTACCAGCAGCCCAGTTGGCCGCGATCTACGTCAACGCGCACCGCGACAAGGCTGTCCAGCTCGACCCATACCGGGTGGATGACTTCCTGATCTTCATGCCGGACCCCGTCGAGAAGATCGACGACGAGATGGACCGGAACATAGCCCGTTTCTTCATGAGGCACACCTGATGGCAACGAAAGTTGGCACCGTCGAGATCGATGTCGATGTCGGCACCGCCAAGCTGCAGGACGGGTGGAACCGGGCGGACGCCATAAGCCGGAAAGAGGCGGCGAAGCTCCAGGCCCAGGCAGTGGCCTTGGGCTCGACCATCGGCACCGTGCTGGGCAACGGCATCAGCGCGGGCATAACCGGCATCATCAACCAGGTGAAGAAGGGCACGGACGCCCTGGCTCAGCTCGGCGACATGAGCGAGCAGTTCGGTCTCTCGGTGCAGACGCTTTCCGCGCTGCGCCGCGAGACCACCCTTTCTGGCGCATCGTTCGACCAGCTGGGTAGCGGCATCCGTGCGCTGTCGGTGGCCGCGTCCACCAACAACACAGCCTTCAAGGCCATGGGCATCTCGGTCAAGGATGGCGCCGGGAATCTGAAGTCCACCGAGACGCTCCTGGATGAGGTGGCCCGCAAGTTCGCCGGGTACGAGGGGAGTGCCGCAAAGGCGGCGTTGGCGCAGAAGCTGTTTGGCGATCAGGGCGTCGCGCTCATCCCGCTGCTTGACCAGATCGGGAACCAGGGACTCGCTGGGGTCGTCGACAAGACCAAGGCGGCTGGCGCTGCCTTCGGTGATGATGCGGCCGCTGGCGCAAAGCAATTCTCGGACGACCTGCACAAGCTCCAGACCGCCGGTGACGACTTCTCGTTGAGCCTGGCCGCCAAGCTACTGCCCTCGCTTAACCAGGCGTCGAAGCTGGTTACCGACCCAGAATTCCAGTCGGCTCTGGACGGTATCTCCACCTCGATCGCGGCTGTCGTCAAATCAGCGCTCGATGCCACCGATGCCCTGACGAAAATGTACAACGCCGCCCGAGGTGGTGTTGGCGTCGGCGTCTTCAACAATGGGGTGAACAGCGAGTCCGAGCTCAAGGCCGCCCAGGAAGAGCTGGCCATGCTCCAGCGGTTGAAGCAGCAGGGCGGCGCCGCCGACGTGCTCGGCACCTTGGCCAACTCGTGGAATCCGGGGGAGATCGCCCAGCTTTCATCGGTGGTTCTGCGTGGCACGGGCGCGCGGAACGACGCCCGCCAGGCGGATCTCCAGGCCCAGATCGCTGCCTACCTTCGATCGCGCCCGACGTTTGCCGGCGTGACCGGTTCCTACGTTGGTACGGTTTCCGACGCCAAGGAGCAGGCGCCGATGATTCCGCAGAAGACGGCGGACCACAGCAACGCAATCGCCGCGGCTGCGCAGTCGGCCGAGGATGCCCAGCGCCGCCTGGCTGACTTAACCGAGCGGTTGCAGGGACAGGTGGCGGGCCCGGCCACCCAGGCGTGGGACGCCTACGCCAAGGCTGTGCGCGACGCCGCCGATGCCGGCGCCAAGCAGATCGAGGCCGCCCAGAAGCAGGTCGCCCTGGGCGACAAGAGCGTGGACGTGGCCCAGGTCACGGCGAGCGCTCAAGACCAGGTCGCCAAGGCTGTGGACGCCGCCCGCGCCGCATTCGAGCAGTACCGCAAGGATGCCGATCGGACGTTCAACAGCGAGATGGCCGATGTCGAGGCCTCGATCAGCAAGCCGACCAAGGCACTGACCGAGCAGGCCCAGGCGCTTCGCAATTACCAGAAGGCGATCGACAGCCTGGATCTCCGCAAGGAGCACGGGCAGATCACGGCCACGCAGTACGACACCGGCGTCGCCGAGTATAAAAAGCAGCTCGATGCACGCGTAGCGGACATCGAGAGGGCTTCCGACCAGATCAACCAGTTCGAGCTGGAGGCGGCTCGAAACATCCAGGACAACATCGCCGACACCTTCTACGACCTTTACACGAACATCGATCAGGGTTTCGACGGGATCCTCGAGTCGTGGGGTCAGCTGATCCTGAAGATGCTGGCGCAGGCACAGGCCGCGCAGGTCGCGAAGGCTCTCTTCGGCGACTATGGCCAGTCCGGGCAACTCGGCGGCCTCGCTGGCGCTGCCATCAATTACTTCACGGGCGGCAGCTCGATCATCTCATCCAGCCAGAACTATGCGGACCTGCAGGCCAGCACACGGCAGTCGGCGAGCAGCATCAGCTGGAACGCCGATGGCAATGCCTTCGCCGGCATGCCAGGCCTGTCGGCCCTCAGCGGCAAGGTCTACAACTCGCCACAGGTTTGGGCCTTTGCCAACGGCGCTGGCGTGCTTGGCGAGGCCGGCCCCGAGGCCGTCATGCCCCTGAAGCGTGGCTCGGACGGCAAGCTGGGCGTGCGCATGGCTGGCGCCGCGATGCCTTACGTGGGCATCGCCGTGAATATCACGAACAACACATCGTCTCGCGTCACCGCGAAGCAAGGCAAAGATCAGAACGGGATGCCCAGCATGGACATCCTCATCGATCAGCTCGACTCGGCGCTTGCGGATCGCGTGAACACAGGCCGCAGCCGAACGGGCAATGCCTTGGCGGCGCGCATGGGCACTAGCATGGCGACAAACCTCTGATGGCTACCGTACCGCAATGGCCGGACGAACTGCCGGCGCCGATGATCGACGGGTATTCGCGCAAGGCGACGCCAACGTTTGTCCGTACAACCATGGACAGCGGCCTAACTAGGCAGCGGCGGCGCCAGGTGACCACCTCCACAACGTTCCAGCAGAAGTACCGCCTGCGCAGCATTGCCCGCGCCGGCGAAGCCAAGAGCCAAGAGCAGGTGTTCGACGAGTGGTTCGAAAACGAGGCTTTTGCAGGCGGGGCGTGGGTTCTGATGCCCGTCTACACTGGCCAAGGCAAGGCGTTTATCCAGTGTCGGTTTACGGACACCCCCGATATCGCGCGCATCACCGATTCCAAGATCACGGAAGTCACCGTGACCCTCGAAACTTTCGCAAAGCTGGTGCCCCCCAATGGCTGATTTCTCCGAAGCCCTGAAGGAGGCCTACGCCTCGAACCCGGTGGGTGAAATCATCCTGGAGACTCTGGAGTTCCTGCACCCGGCGTTTATCAACGATGACGGCAACCCCGACTCTATTCGTATTGTGCATGATGGCCAGGACCTGTTCGCGACCCTTGAATCCACAGCGCCGTTGCGGCCTGGCGCCACGGTGCAGTTCCAGGCTTTCGCCTTCGATGTGACGCTGCCTGGCTTTGAAGAAGGGCAGACGCCCACGATGACGATCACGGTAGACAACGTGGGCCGAGAGCTGACCCGTGAGCTTGAGGCCGCAACTGCTTCGATCGAACCGATCACGGTCATCCACCGGATCTACCTGATCACGGACCTTTCTGGTCCTCAGATGGACCCGCCCATCCAGATGACGGTGCAGAAGGCCACTGTGGACCTAAACCACATCGCTTTTACCTGCACGCTGGATGACGTGACGAACGTTCCTTTTCCTCGCCGGCAGTATACCCCGGACGATTTTCCCGGCCTCGTGCGATGACTCCGGCGGAGATCCGTGGCTATGTAGGCAAGCCGTACGAGCTCGGGGCCGACGGTCCGGAGTCGTACGACTGTCGAGGCTTGGTGTGCAGGGTTCTGCGCATGCACTTTGGGCGAGACGTGCCCGTGCTTCCGGTAGGCCCGCAGCTCGGCCACGTGTGGGCCGAAAACATGTCCACTGGTGCTTGGGAAACCGTCACCAGACCGCGGCACGGGGACGCAGTAGTGTTACGTGGGGGCAACGACCCGCACGTGGGCATATACCTCGAATCGGCAGGCCACGGGGTCCTTCATGCCTTCGAGGCATGCAGGCAGGTGGTCTGGACGCCCTTCGATCGCCTGCGCATGCTCGGTTTCTCCAGGCTGTCGTTCGTCCGGTGTCACCTCGCCGTGGCAGAATCTGGTCCCCATCATGGATCGGAGTCCCCATGCGCATCTTCATCGTCGTAGGCCTTGCCCTGGCATGCACCGCCTGCGCTACCCCTGGCGACGTCGCCGGCAAGGCTCCATTCGCAACGTATGCAAGCGGCAAAGATCCACAAGCACTCGCGGGCTGCATAGCTCCAAAGGTGACGGCTGAGTGGCCACAGACGCGGGTGATCCCCATCGACGGCGGCCAGCGAATACTGGCCAGCGGTAGCGCCTTTGGTGACGTGATAGCCGCGGTGGATGTAAAGGCGGCCCAGAAGGGATCGAACGCCGAGATTCGGCAGGGCGCTGGGCGAATGGGTGTGCTCACCGGCATTGTCGACAGTGTCAAAGCCTGCCAATAGCGCATTGACGAAACTTGTGAACTGAGGGTCCGCCATGCGGGCCCTTTTTTTTGGAGCAAAGATGCAAGCCACTCTCGTGCATGTGCGTGACCCGTTTCGCCATCACGTGAACCGTGATGTGCACCGGGTGAATAGGCGCACGAGGATCGATACCCTTCTTCGCCGGAAAGGGCTAATCGCCGGTCGGGGGCGGACCATGCGACGCCTTTCTTCGTTCGTGGTTGCGAATGGGCCGAACGATTTTCTCCTGGAGTCGCAGTG